TCTTTTTCGTTGTACCATACATCGACTTAGGTACAAATGAATCACAGTCTGCTTTAGGTGGTTTCCAAGCACCACCAACATAAGGTTTGAACAAACAGTCAAGATGATTCTTAATACAATCTTCTAGGTCTGGATTCTTTTCTTTGTCACAAGATATCTCCTCTCCATTCTCTCCAAAACATACATCTCCACCACCAGGATCACCAACTCTAGGTATCTTATACCTTAACTTGTCCATCTCTGGTACTGGCCAACCGTGACCTATCAATTCATCTAAAAGATATCCCCAATCAATCTCCCATTCAGAAATATCATCATCTATTTCTGGGTCTTTAAAGTTAGGTCTCTGTATTGTCTGAGTACCATAACACTGACCAATAAGATCTTCTAGTACAGCAGCAACAGTGTTGGGGGATGGACTTCCATCGGGCGCACCAACAGGACCACCACCCGACGCAACTTGTTCTTCTTGTTGATCTACATCAGATGGATCGCAATTCTGTTCAAACCAGGCATTATTACTTGACAATTAATTAGAACGCAGGTCTCCGTCCTATTTAGGACAATCAAATAAGATATTATCTATGTAATCTCTTGCCCATTGGGTATCAAACCATCTAGATAGCACGGCAATTGTTTTCTCATTCTTTTGCTGCTGTTTACAGTACCAGATTTGATCATCCATCCTATTCATTTCATTGATCCAGTCAGTGTCTAGTTCAATCTGTTCTACTAGACCACAATATACTGTCAGGATCTGTGACAGTAGTGAACAATAGTCAACCCTCTCTTGATGTGTGGTCAACCTCATAAACTTACAATGAGGTGAGAAGATCTCGTCACCCCACAATGGTAGTGCTCTACGGTTAGTAAACCTAAATCGATTACAGATCTTAGCGATCGCTGGATAGATATCTATCTGATTCAGATGGGCAACTGGAGATACATCAATAATTGCAGCAGTAACCGTCTTGTCGTTGGCCACGATGTCGCAACCGAAAATAGGAAGAGGGTAAGCAGGATCAGGAAAGAAGACACAGTGTAATACCTCAAGGTAATCAGTCTTGCCTGTCTCCAGATGGAGCTTACGCAGACCAGGACATCTCCACATCTCATTGTAGATGTGGACATCATCTTTGTGGACCTCAGGGAACTCATTATCCAATGGTGAAATTGGAAGAGTCCCCACAGCTCCACGAATTATTTCAGCAACATCATTAACTATCATCTTCAGTGAACTTCGTTAGTTCGTAGTACTTATTGTAGAGTTCACCCATCTTAGGTTCAGTGGAACGTGACTTCCACATCTGTCTAAGGATGAGTTTGAACTCATCCATAGGCACTACAATGGAAAGAGATCCATTGGTATAGGGTGGAGTATGTAGTGGATCATCATCAAAGATGCCACCATCAGGATCATTATCTACCATTCGCTTTCCGTTCCTTAATCTCATTCGCTAGAACCATCTGTTGTTCTGGATCAGTAACGTTTTCTATCATCATAGTTTTTCTTGAAGGTGGCTTCTGTCTCTGCATCTCACACCTGATGTGACCTGCTGCTTTGCCTACAGCATCAAGTGTTCCTAGATGCATTTTCCACTCGCCTTTCTCAGCCTTATGGATGGCGGTTTCACACAACTTCACAGCTACCTTGAGTTGTGCATTGGAAACGCTTGTAGTTTGTACTTTGCTCATACGAATTGTCTCAGTTGGGTGAGGATCTGTTTGTACGCATCTACTATAGCACCTTCTCCCTTTCTAAACAAGTCCTTGTCGAAACGTTCTCTGGTTCCTTTTTTCCAGAGTCGCATATTGTCAGGTGATAATTCATCAGCCAAGAATAGATCGCCGTGAGCATCGTAACCAAACTCCAATTTAAAATCTACAAGATCCATACCACAGAGGGTAAACAATGATTGTAATTGGAAATTAATATCCTGTGTAAGTACAATCAAAGGTGTAGGGTCGTGACCCATCAACCTAACCCTATCCATAGTAAGTAATGGATCATCCTTACTATCATCTTTCAAGAAGAACTCAACGATAGGTGGTTGTATTAAGGTACCTTCAGTAATAGTAGTAGTCCTAACAATAGAACCTGCTGCTATGTTCCTACAGATAACCTCAAGGGGAATGATAGTGAGCTTCTTACACTCCATCATATCCAACTTAGGCAATCCTATGTAGTGAGTTTTGATACCATTCTTTGCCAGCATCTCAAATAATAATGCTGATATCAAAGCACAAGTCTTACCTTTATCTTCAGGGAACTCCACCTTCCTGCCGTTACCAGCAGTTACTTTATCGTGGAACATCATCATCACCTTTTCAGGTTCACCATCGATCTCATAAACCGACTTGACTTTTCCCTCGTGTAAAAGATTCATAATGCATTAATAACTAACGGTAAAAGGGTGTGCTCTGCTTGTTGTACTGCTCTAGTGACAGTCTCTACAGTATCACCTGGAAGAATAGGAACTATCTGCTGTTTAATAACAGCACCTGAATCTAATTCTTCTGTAACAAAGTGAACAGAACAACCTGTCTCTGATTCACCTGCCTTGATTGCTTGCTCTATAGCGTGCAATCCTTTGTACTTTGGTAGTAAAGAGGGGTGTAAATTAATTATTCGTCCTGGAAAAGCTTCAACAAACTTCTTCGAGACTACTCTCATCCACCCTGCCATTACTATCAGGTCAATGTTGTAAGCATCAAAGAGAGCAATGATTTCATCCTCATCCTTACTGTAACAGGATGAGATGTTTAATCTATCTGCTCTCTTCTTTGCCTTAGCTTTCTTCTTGTTGTACACCATTATCACAACCTCGTGGTCGGGACAAGAGTGTACGATGTTCTCGAAATTCGTTCCGTTGCCAGAACACATTACTCCTAATCGCATATCAATGAGGGTTGTAACGTTGGATAACTGAGTATACTATCACTGTGCATATTAAAGCGATGCAGATGATAGGTAAGATAAGATGCATTGGTGTGCTGGATTAACTGTACCAGTATAGCACCTGAGTCAACCCACTAGGTCAGATTGATAACCTTCGTAAGGTGGCTCCTCCTCTTCTACACTGTGCTTGAACGGTTCAGTGTCAAAGTAAGTATGATAATTCATCTTACCTTCACGTTCATCCAGTACCTCATTGATTAGGATCTTCATCTCCCTTGCATAGGATGGAGTGAAGAGTCTACGAGGTTTAATGATAGCAGGTTTGTATACCTGAGGTCCTGTTGGACCTTTGTAATTAGGATCTGCTGGTGCACCCATTCCCTGAGTGTCTATGTAAGATCCTGGTATTGGTTTGTCACCCATTGGCTCTTTGTGTAAAGTCTATGCCTTCCATATGATCATACTCGTGTAAGAATATACGAGCAGTCAAACCAGACAATTTAACCTTATGTATATTCTTTTCTTCATCCTCATATTTAATGGTGACAGCAAAAGGTCTGGTGATTTTTAATGTTAGATCAGGATATGATAAACACCCTTCATCCATAGCGTGTTCTACTACAGATGTCTTTAAGATCCTAGGGTTGTATAAAGTAAGAGTAGCACCTGATTCTATGTCACTAACCATTACAAAGGCACGTTCCTTTATACCTATCTGATTAGCAGAGAGACCTATACCATTATGGTATAACATATTCTCATTCAATGTCAGTGATAAGTCTTTGCGATCCAAATTGTAACTACACTTCTTGATACGTTTGTGTAGTAAAGGATTCTCAGATGGTATTAAATCGTAGATCATTTTCTTAGTACCCAATCCTCAGCATAGTTTTCTGCGTCACTGAGGTATGTAAAATTTTTAGTGCTTGATGTAGCAACACGTTCAAAGTATTGCTTAGTGGTCTTAGGTTCTGGTTCAGAATACTCTACACATAGAACATTATATTTTGGAATGATCCTCGCTTCCCTCAGACCATCGTTGCTGTAGTAGTTTGATTCCATAAAAAAAGGGACTGTAGCAGTCCCTTTATATATTGAGTTTGAAGTGGTGTCAACCGATAGCGGGTGCAAGTAGTGCAACCTCGGTAGTCTCAGCAGCAGCAAGATCAAGAGGGAAGTTATGAGCATTACGCTCGTGCATCACTTCCATACCTAAGTTTGCTCTGTTCAGTACGTCACCCCAAGTTGGTACAACTTTTCCATTCGCATCAATGATGGATTGGTTAAAGTTAAACCCATTCAAGTTGAATGCCATCGTACATATACCCATTGATGTCAGCCATATACAGACGACTGGGAATGTAGCAAGGAAGAAGTGTAATGATCGTGAGTTGTTGAAAGAAGCATACTGGAATATTAGTCTACCAAAGTACCCGTGGGCGGCGACGATGTTGTATGTTTCTTCCTCTTGACCGAACTTGTATCCGTAGTTTTGTGATTCATTCTCGGTGGTCTCCCTGATTAGAGACGACGTAACAAGTGAACCGTGCATAGCACTGAACAATGAACCACCGAACATACCTGCGACACCTGCCATATGGAAGGGGTGCATCAGAATATTATGTTCAGCCTGGAACACAAACATAAAGTTAAATGTTCCCGATATACCTAACGGCATACCATCTGAGAAACTTCCTTGTCCAAAAGGATACACTAGGAACACTGCGAATGCAGCAGATACTGGTGCAGAATATGCAACACAGATCCAAGGTCTCATACCTAAACGGTATGATAGTTCCCACTGTCTACCCATATAGGCAGAGATTCCAATAAGGAAGTGGAAGATTACCAACTGATATGGACCTCCATTATACAACCACTCATCTAGAGTAGCAGCTTCCCAGATGGGATAGAAGTGTAGTCCAATTGCGTTGGAAGATGGAACGACAGCACCAGAGATGATGTTGTTACCATATAAGAATGAACCTGCAACAGGTTCACGGATCCCATCGATATCGACAGGAGGAGCAGCTATAAATGCTATGATGAAACAAGTAGCGGCAGCTAACAAGCAAGGAATCATTAAAACTCCAAACCAACCAACATAAATTCGGTTGTTTGTACTTGTTACCCAGTCGCAAAACTCGTCCCAATTCTTAAGCGGGCTGCTCTGTGTTTTAGACAGAGTTGTCATTAAAAATGAGTGCGATTTTACTTGTTATGATAAGACATTATGACCCCGTGGTCTTGGTTAGGGGGTATGTATGAGGGTGGGATACATATGCTGCTTGTACTCAGCCCCATTGTATCATCGGGGGGACTTATTTGTGTTCAGAACTACCCAGCCACGCATAAATGCGATTCATCGGTTCGGTCTTGCCCTTGCACCCATCCTATTTATTGTATCATAATGTTAAGTCAATGTCCACCATAAGGGTCATTGATATCATCATAGATCTCTTCCTCTGGTCTTGGTGGCAACTGAATCTTCTCAGATCCACCACCTAACTGCTCTGATCCACCTACAGCAAAAGGATTGTACTTTGCAGTAGCAATCCTATACATCTTTTCGTGTATCGTTATCTCTTCTTCCTCTTGATCCACACCTGGAGGTTGTATCTCCGAGGGTGATGTGTCAATAGGTTCTTTGTCAGTTGCAATAGGCATAGAGTCTAATGGATTATCAAACCAATCATCGTGAGGTATAATCGGTAGTCCCATCATCCTAGTTCAGTAACGTCTCCTGTAACTCCTGCTGGAGTCTTAGGTGGTGAATCTATATGAATTGTACCGTGTAATGGTTGATGCTGGTGCTCAAGAAGATGATCTAACTTACGTTCGATAGATTCAAGTCTATCAATCATCTCTGGATGAGGTGCGTGTGATGCTGGTGGAAGGTCGATAGTAAATGTACTTCCGTCACCTGCTGGTGGATATGCGTGTGCATATGCTGGATCAACCCCAGTATCTAATGTGATGTTAGGATCTATTCCTGTTATTGGATCAGGTAATAGTCCAGGTGTTGTAGTAACCTCAGTACCTGGTACTGGATTAGTTCCTGCTGAGTCTGTCATCGTGGAAATTTGGTAGTAAAATATTTAGCGTCTGACTACAGCAGGTACATCCCCGTCGTCGTCATCGTCGTCATCATACCACGGATCGTTTATCTCGTCTATCCTATTCTTTAAAGACTCTTGTAGATTAGAATCAGATGTCATCACTCTTCTCTGAAACTCTTCATCAGGTGTGAAATTTACAACTAACAATTCATCACCTGGTTTTACCTCTGATAGTTCTGGATGAGGTGGTCTAGTAACTGTCTTCTTTGTTTCTATAAACTTACCAGCACCTAACTGTCTTGCCGCTGCAAACCCACCTGACATAAGTCTCAATGCCATAATGAATAGTATAAAAGTGCTTAGTAAGAATAGAAAGTTAATCATTCTTTTTTACCTTCTTAGTCTGCTTCTTAATCATCTTGGCGTACCTAATGTCACTATCAGTGTACCAACCTTTATGTTCTTTAGCAAGTTTAATAATTTTCTTTGCTGCTTTTCGATCGTCCTTCCTTTGAGACATTGTAATACCACTTAATGTATAGCTGTGCGAGGTCTGATTTAAAGAGGAAGTCCTCGTCTCTTAGTTGTTTATATTCTCCCGAATCTATAACCCAATCACAGAAGTCATAATGCTTTTGTTCTAGTGAATGAGATCTATCAACACAGTCCTGTAAACATCGTTGACGAACATTTAGAATATCATCAGTGATTTTATAGGTCATTAACCATCCTCACGTTTTTGTAATTTGGTACATAATTTTTACCGAAGTTGCAAAGGTTAACATAGAAGTTAGCCTTTACCTCGGAGAGACCACAGTATTTCCTTAAAGTAATCCAGTGGTCTGGGTTCTGTTCAACTTGTAAACTGTAAGTACGATTAGTCATCAGCATCAAGATTAGTAATTACTATCTTGTTACCTTCAATCGTGAATTGCAATTCATCTTCGTGATCCCAACACAGTTCTTCATAGAGTGTGTTGAGTCGATCCATATCTTCCCAAAGATCAGCAGTCATCAGTACAAATGCTCCTCCTGCTCCGTAAGAATAGTTACATCGGATGTAGGATATGCAACACAAGTTAATACAAAACCTGCTTCGATCTGATCTTCATCTAAGAAGGACTGATCTTCTTGATTGACTGACCCTTCAACTACCTTACCTGCACAGGTACTACAAGCACCAGCACGACAAGAGTATGGGTGATCGATACCTGCTTCTTCAGCAGCGTCTAAGATGTACTGATCAGAAGCACATTCAAAAGTTTCTAGTTCACCTTCAGTGGACTTAAACGTTACAGTTGCCATTTTAATAATTCAGAGTCGAATCTATTTAGTATAGCATCAAAAAACCACCTTGGCAAAGGTGGTTAGATTAATCCGAGTGTTCCTGCTGTCATACCCACACTCACAAAGAATGCAAATTCATACAGAGGGTACCACGGACTATTGAAAAGCGTATTGACCAACATTTGTGTAAGTAAAAGCGGCTAAACTAAAAAGGAATAAGATCTGATACATTTTAAGCTCCTGCTGGTACTGGAATCATCTTTCCACCACGGGGTTCATCGTCATCATCGTCATCAATAAATCCACCACCTGCTGCTGCCCAGAATCCCAGTAAAATTATTACTGGAATAAAGGGGAACACCAATGCCCATATTGGATTCACTGCTTCTGTTGCTGCTTGAAGTTCACCCATTGCTTTTAGAATACTCCTGGAATAATTTGTCCTGTTGTAGCATATGCTCCGATGGCTGCTAAAAAACCAATCATTGCCCAACGTCCGTTGGTTTGTTCTGCTTGTTCGTTCATAGTCTTGTCCTGCTGGATGATTTGGATTTGAGGTTCAGTCGCAAACATATTCTGTCTGCCACCATCTTCTGTTGTTACAGTCATTTAAGTTTTGTGAAGTAACGTAACATAATTATATAGCAAATCTGTACATCCCGTCAAGTATTTATACTCAGTATGTCTTCAACCCATAAAATAATCCTTGCGATAATATCTCCCAAGGATGTTTGAATTATAAAAGGCAGGCTCCCCATCAGGACCTGCCTCTGTTAGTACATTATTTAAGAACAGTTGTCTTGTCTCTTCGAAGTTTACTCTTCCCTGAGTGTTGTGGAGACTGAGGATCTCACGCTTGAAAAGGTTTCGTCCATACTTTTTAATGTCTTGCTTAAGCTCCTCAGAACTTCCGTAGTACTTTTTCCAGTCACTCTCAGACGAAACACGGCGTTTCCCACCTCTAGGCTTTCTACGCTTGGTAAAATTTTTCCGTCCGATATATTGTTTACCCGACTGGAGATTTGTAATACGGTAGACGTAACCGAAGAAATCGTTAATGTCGTTAGAAGTAAAAGTTGTACCTTGATAGGTCCAGGGGTTTTCATAACCTCCTTCAACCACTGTGGTCTTTTCATTCGTACTCTCCGTCGTTGTCATCACCGATCATAATGTTTGGTCCTTGTGTGTATTTAGATACGTCACTAAAGACCTCAGACTCAAGCTCAAAGGTGATGTCTTTAAGTTGTCTGATGATTTGTTTTACTCGCTCTCGATCCATTTGGTTGGTTCTCCTGTGGGATTAATGTCTACACCATCAATCGCTTTGACCATAGTCTTGGCTAGACTGTTAGCATCTTTGGCGAACTGGGTTTCAACCATCATACCATACTCATTCCCTTCGTGCAAGAAGGTGACCTTCCACTTATTCATAGAGATCTTCCAACTCAACTAGACTACACAGTTCTATACCGTTATCACGAAACATAGCTTCAGCACCCTCTTGTCTGTCTACTATAGTAACTACACGATCAACAAAGTAACCTAAGTCTCTTAAAACTTTAACTGCTTTAAGAGATGAACCACCTGTAGTAGTTACATCTTCTAGTACTGTTATAGTAGATCCTTTTGGTGGTAATGGACCTTCTACTTGTGACTCAGTACCGTGTCCTTTAGGTTCCTTACGAATGATAAGACCATTAATGTTACCTAATAATGCTACACCTGATACTAATGGATCAGCACCTAATGTAAGACCTGCCACCCAATCTGTATCAACATACCTTAGCATCTGTTCTGATGCTAACCGTAACCCTGTACCATTAAGGATCACAGGTTTACAGTTGACATAATGATTACTAACAGTGCCTGAAGACAAAGTAAACTCACCTTCACGATAAGCTTTTGTCTTCAGTAGATACATTAACTCATTCATCGGGGTGTAAACCCTCCATTAGTGTTGCCCAATCTCTATCGAAAGCTTCTAGTCCCATATCAGTTAGACAATGGTCGAACAACCTGTTGAATACGTCGTACGGTACAGTACATACGTCAGCACCCATTCTGAATGCAGAGGGTACATCAATGGGGTTCCTAATACTTGCAGCAAGGATCTCAGTTTTAACATCATTTCTATCATAAATTGTACGGATATCCTTTATAAGAGTTAGTCCATCCCAATACTGGTCTGCGACTCTACCTATGAAAGGTGAGATGTATGTTGCACCTGCCTTAGCAGCAAGTACTGCCTGTGCTGGACTGAATACAAGAGTTATATTAGTAGAGATATCATCTGCTGATAGATCACCACAAGCAATTAGTCCTTCTCTATTACAGGGAAGTTTAATAGTAATATTAGGAGCTATCCTAACATAATTAGATGCCATCTCTAACATCTCTTCAGCATCGTTACCAACAACTTCAGCAGATATAGATGAATCCCAAGGGAACATCTCTGCTATACGTTTGATAACTTCTTCAGGATCTTGTCCCAACTTCCTCATTAGAGTTGGGTTAGTGGTAATACCATCCACGAGACCAGTCTCATTAGCGTGTTTTATCAGATCTGGATCTGAACAATCGAGAAAGATTTTCATAGGTGGAATGTAGCTTAGAGTATATAGTACCACAAAAAAAGAGACCTATCAAGGTCTCTCTTAGTCCTAACAATCAAGCTAGTAGGTTAAGCATTGCATAGTTCTTTATTGAACTTGACTCCACGATAAGACAGTTCAGTCTTATTGCAGCGTGTGCTTGGTGCTTTGTTGGTGTCGTACTTGACTCCACGGTAAGTGACTTGTGCCATTGGTTTACTCCTAAAGTAATTGGATTTTTAGCCCCGTTCCTTTAGTCATTTGCGTCCCAACACCCTGGTGTCTCCTCCTTTACAATCTGAATCATTTCAGATTTAAGATTGTCTTCAACTCTATAGACCTTCATCTTATCGACAAGATCTTGAGCATCAGAACAAGTTAAAGCAGCAGCTAATAACAAGGGCATCATAGGGATGAACGCTCCGTTCCGTGACCTACTTGCAACCCCGAAGGGTCGAACGTAAGGATATGATAACATATCCATTACTATTTAGCAAGAAATGTTACAAAGACTACCGTTTGTATCGTCGTGGACCATTTGGTTTCCTTGCGTGCCACTTCTTATACCAGTCTTTCGTGATTTCTACTCTCGGTTCCTGCTTCAGTTCTCGTTTAAGTTCTCTGAGGAAACGGAGATGAAGTTGAAATTGATTACGCATCTCCAATCATTATATTGTGGGTTGCTACTTGTGTGGTAATGCAACCCATCGAATAAGACGAACCTACCCTGTCTAGGTTCAACCTTTTGTTTAAGTTCTAATTTTTGTTTGTGACCATCATACTTCTGCTTAAAGAAGATAGTAGGACCATCAGAGTCATTCACATAGTAAATGATAGTCCAGTGTGGTTGGTCAAAGTCAACGTGTGGAGTATGGTATAGATGTTTTGTCTCCCTTCTAGGTAAAAGATTAATCTTTATCCTTCTGAAAGAATCAAACTCTGGCATCTCTGTGTTAGATACTATCCATTTCCATACAGGTTCACACACCTTCTCGTAAGCATCAGGAGATACTATCTCTCCTAGGGTATTAATACAAGTGTGTAGGAACTGAGGATCTTCACCACTAACCTCATCAGGTATGGACGTAGCGAAGTTTGTATCATATGAAGTGGTCTCAGTATTAATATACCAAGGCCAATATGAGTTGTGTAATAGTCTTGCTTTACACGGTTCACTAATAGACTTAGGAACCTCACCTATGTACATCATCCGTCCACTCCTCCATCTCTTATCCATCTAGGTAGATAAAATATTAACCAAGCAAGTGTCCAGAAAGTTACTAATACTAAGACGTGTAATAATCTATGGTCATTGACTATCAACCCACAAGTTACAAGTCCCATCCAAAGATAATCTAAGGTACCGTGAAATCTATACCATACTTTGTCACCAAACTTATGAATAAGTTTATCTCTTTGTCTTGCGAACCACGGTGACACGTGCCTCATCATAACGAAACCTTCATTAAAAAACATAACGAAGAATCCAATCCAAAAAATCATAATTTAAATCCAGCGAAGGTGTCCTTCTTAACGTCTTGTTTGATACCACCGACAACATAAGATTCAATCTCTGTTTCTTGT